TTGGGTTGATCTCCTCTCAGGCCATGCTCAGCCTAGGCTGGGTATGGTACCACTTACGCTTTCGCGTGTTGTTGCTCCTCCATCCCTAGTTTGCACCAGGGAGGTAGGAGAAAGACGTGCAGCGTTACGTTCGAGAAAGAGTAGAGGATCCTCATCCTTTTCCCTTATCTGGCGAACTTCGTTGCAAACCTTTGTTACCGCTACCAAATCAAGGGGAGCAGAGGTAGGCGGGGCTGATGTTCTAGCCTCGCTTTCGTCTAACACCCTACGGATTTTCTTCGAACCCAAACCTTGCGGTTTAGGTCTAGGATCACCCGTTTCCACTCGAATTGGGACCAACTCTTCACCGCGTATCTGTTCCAAGATGGACTTTGGAAAGGTGGAGGGAACGGGAACCGTCCCATCCTTACCACAGATCACAGCCTTTGGAAGGTTAACCAGCCCTCCAAGCCCTCTACCATCCTTTTTAGGAGACAGTGAAGGACGTTCGGCCTCGAAATAGCGCCAAACGGGTTGTTGAGTTTGACACCGGAGTTTATTCCGGATCTCAGCAACCGAAGAGTATGGGATGGCCTGCTTTTGAAGGTCTAACCTCTCTTTGATGTGTAGGTACAACTCCCACCGTTGTTCTAGTGGGATCCCCTTGGGGTTAAATCCAAGGCCTACAGGTTCAGGAATGGATTCGAGCAACTTGGCATATTCGTATTGATCAGGAGACAAGATCTCTTTCGAGAGTGCTTGCCGCCCCAATGTGCGTATAACATCCATGAAGCTTTGGTCCGAAATCTCCCTGTATTTGAACCCGTGGTACACTCCAAATTGTGTCACCAGTTTCCCGGCGAACTCAGCAGCTACAGCACTGCTTAGGCATTTACTCTCCGAGACTGGACAACCTAACTGCTGAAGAACCAGTCGATATTGCTTGTGCACCTCATCGTTAGCGATAACGATGTCATCCCCTAGGATCCTGAACGTCTCTCCAGACGGCTCAAGGCCCGATAGGGACTCGGCATACAAAGCCACAGAAGCATGAGCAAGCGCGAATGACATGAAACTTGGACCCGCCCCAAGGGGTTGGCCTTTGTTCCACTTCACCGTGCGGGAGTGATCCCACATAAGCTTGTACGACGATTTGCACACATCAGAAAACAACTTGATTGTGGTAGCGGGGAACAACCCCACCTCCTTCAACAACCATTCCTGAATGCGCAAAGGAAAATTATTCGTCGCATCCGACAAGTCCACAGAGTGAACTGTCATTCCCTGTCTGAGCCAGTTTTGCACATCGGTTACGCCAGCTGCTTGATCATGAGTTTTATCCCATGGCAGTAAGCGTAGTACGCTGAGTAAACTTTCCTTCATCGGCTCTAATGCAGCCTGCAGCACCCGGGAAGGGGCTGCAAACGCGCGAAACTTGAGACCCGGCTCTTGTGAGGAACCAATGACACCAATAGGTTCGGTGTCATCATGCCTGACTAGCATGGGATCACGGTGTGCTCCGTTCCATGGGTGTGTTAATGTGAAATAATCCTCACCTATATCACCTAGGACGGCCTTGACCTCCGGAAAAGCATGGAAGCCTTGGAAAGCACTACCCGTAAGAAACTGATTGATCTGTCTCGCGACGGCGTCAGCTTCTTTCTTATTTCGTGCACCCTTACGCTGTGTGATGTACACTTCTGCCAATGGTGGAGGTGGTAATTCCACTTTTCGGCAATATCCGCGAATCCGATGTGCTATCCGGATCATTCGATAGTCAGAAGTTAGACGATCGACTGCCCCATTTGCAGTGTCAACTGCGAGTTGGGGTTGGGACACACTAGATATAAACTTCTTCTCCTGTGTGCGTGTTGGACCCATCCTTTCAGGTAATACAAGGGATGCATAAACCATCATT